CCCTGTTGTTTTTGTTTTGACATTAGTCTTCTTTCTTAAATAGTTTTCTACCTTTCAATGCTTTAGAACTATTAAGAACTTTAGCTACAGCTTTTATGTAATCGATCATATCTGCACGCGGCAACCTACCATAATCTATTTGTGTACCACGTGTGATAAAAGAATAACTAAAGTAATCATACATATCATGCACGACTTCAAGTTCGCCGACTCCTTTGTTAGTAACGATACCGACTCTAACCCCACCATAGTGTGGTCCAGGATCAGTTGGGAATGAAGGATCTATTTTAAGTATTGTTTGTACTAGATTAGATTCACTAGCACTATCGTATGGAAAAAAATCTATCTTCTTTGATTCGTCTTCTTCTATACAGTATGTAATAGCTTCAAGAAAACCATTACATTCGTCCATCATATCCCAGACGTTACGTGCGCCTTTGCTCTGTAATACTTCTTTCATTACTATAACTGTAGCTGAATTTGATCTTCAAGTCTATTCAACAACTGTTGTTTTTTCTTATGATCATTTAACTTATACATGCTGACACCACCTCTGTGACTGTGCATGCTGCACTTCTGACTAAGAATATAATCTTCGCCATGATCTGCACGTATCTCTGATATTCTATTGCGTGCTGACCAACCAAACTCTATAAGTTCTGTTGCGCAATGCCACTTGTCATCATCAAGTAGCTGCAATATATCATCTCTCATTGTCATTGTTTACCTTTTTTATAGATAGCTTGTAACACACAAGACATCTAATGATGTTAGCCAGAGGGGTTAAAGTCGTTTTTAACGCAACTAACACCCATTGTCCTTTGTGCTACAAGCTACCTACTTCCTCCTATCTTATACCATTCATATTGCAATGTCAATTCACTGCCCATTAGTACGTTTTCTATAGTATATATTAAAAATGTATTTCTGTCTTTGACTTTTTTTAAATTAGGTTTTGTACTGTGATTAATAAAACCACCTAATGGTGTACGCACATACTCATCAACATGTGGATATTTGTTTTTGTCAATGTGTATATGCGATACACCTAAGCAGATACCTCTGTCTATATCTACTAATGTGTATAAACCTATGCCTTCTATCTTGCTTGGTTTAATTGTGAGGTAATCAGGTAAAGGTCTATACAAGATCTTCTATTTCGTGTGCCATACAACCTACACATCTACCATCAAAATTTAATGTTGTTTGTGGTGGATCACCACACTCAACACATTCTCCTAACCAACGCAAGTCTGTCATTATTTTCCTAATGATTTTTGTAAACTAACTTTATTTTTCTTAACATTATCTAATATTTTATTTACAGTTTGTACATCCATATCTAAAACTACACAAGCAAGACCTCTGTATGCTCTCATTCTTTGTCCTGCTCTAATAGTTTTTTGTTCATTTAATACATAACTTCGTTCAAAATTTTCAAATCTATTTGTCATATCTTGTAATTGTCTGTTTTTTAAAAGTAAAATTTGTATTAAATCTTCTTTATGTAATTTACTTAATGCACTTTCAAGTTTATTTTTTTGTACCTTTTTATTTTTTATATCATTAGCTCTTTGTATTGCTTGTTCAAACCAATACTTAATAGTCACACTGCTACGACTATATGGTGATTGAAAGTACAAAAAATCATAGTTGTACTGACATATAAAATTAATAATTTTTTCTGCCCAACTATTATTACTAAAAAACAATTCTTCATCTGTTGCTGACTCTCTAAAACGCCACCAATAACGCCTGTGATTAGTACCTTCTATAAGAAATTTTCTTCTAGTTTCCTTCGTCCTTCTTTTATCAGATAGCTGTTTGTCATAATAATAACTGTAACTTCTCCAATTTTTTGTGTAACCTTCTAATACATCATCTAATGTTTTCATTATTCTCCTTCTTCAAACCAATTATCGTTTTTCTTATTTCTTCTGTCACTTGTTAAGATCAAAGTCTTCATCAGGATCATTATGCTTGTTAATCATAACTCCCATAACCATCTCTTTAAATTCTTCTGAACCAACCTTTATACTTGGTCCATCAAACGGATTCTTGCTCATCTTCCACCTCTTCCCTTACATCTATTGGTATATGCTTAGGTGCATTTTCAAACTCAATGTCCTGGAATACACCTGCACTGTCAACTTTTATTATTATTGTAAACATTAAAAAGGTGCTTGACCTTCTGCTGTCTCATCTATTGGTTTTGCTTTTGGCATTGCAGGCATAAACCATTCTTCAGGTGCTTGTTTAGCTGCGTTAAATGATTCCATGTAATAGATACGTGGATTACCATTGTCACATTCTTTGTTCTTACACTTCCAATCAGGATATGTATCTTTAATTTTACCGCTTGCTTTGTCTACTCTGTTATCCCATAGCTCACTGCTGCAGCTTAAACATCTTGGTTCTATCGTGCCATTAGTTACTACAACTTTTTCCTGAACCACTACACCGATCTCTTCTAATGCTGCTTTAGTATCTTCTACTGGACCAGTAGGTACATCTTTAATCTTTTCTTGTACAGACGGTGAAGGAGTGTAGCTATTGCTGTTGCCAGTTTTAGCTGCACTCTTGGTAACTTGACTGTCCGACAAGTTCTTCACCTTCTGCATTTCTGTGACTGATGGACGTTTTTTTGCTGCGTAAATCCAATTAGCTAATGCTCTACCTATAGCTGATGTCTCACCATTTTCTATCCATGATGTTTGATTAGCACCCACTGGACCATGTTGATCTTGTGCTAAACCTGTTGCTACAGGAAACTCATCTTTAAAATCTATGTAAACTTCACATCTATGTATTGCATTTTTAAAGTCTTCACTAATGTGTAAAATCTCTGTGTGAATCCTACCGCTAGGATTATCTTTCCAAAATTTTTTAAGTCTATCTTCTACATTATCGTATTCGTCTTGCCATGCCATTAGTCGTTCTCCTCCTCATTCATGTCTTGTACTTTATCTATGTGGTATTCTACCCACACTTTTGTTTTTTTACCAACACTATATTGTTTTAGTAAATCTGTAATACTTTGTTCCATGTGATTAAAAATTAAATCAAACACTTCTTCTGCTTCTTTTATATTGCTTGCAGTAATTATATAATCACGTGTACTGTTGTCAGTAAACATAACTTTTACATCTCTATCCATTGGATCTGGTGCGCTCATTCTTCTTCTCCTATAGCTATAGCAGTATTCATCATCTCGTTGTAATCAGTTACAAACTTTGTTGTTAAATCTTCTACTTTTTTTGGATTAATTTTGTTAAGTTTAATAGATGTCTGTGACACTTCTTGTCCACCGCATGCGTTAGCCATAGCTATCGCCCACTTCTTCATCTCCTTTTGACTTGTAAATAAGTTCATAACTTAGTCGCCGCCGCGTTCTGATCTAACAAATACATAATGTATAACGTTATTCCAGTTCTCAAAATGGTGTATGTATAAACCATTTTTTTGTAACCAGGCAGCTAATTCTCCTGTGCTGTCTATGTACTTAGGACTGTTTTTATGTATTACAACAAATCCTCTACCAGTTTCACCAACTGATTGTACAAGTTCAGACAACATAAAGTTATCATCAAACGTAGTATTAATTGCAGTCATTACTACCTCCCACTATTAATTATATAGCATAAATACAGAATCGTAAAGAATTTAAAGAAAAACACCAGATCGAAGTTATGATCTGGTGTCAAGGATCAGAGTAAAGGAGGAAACCTCTGACCAATGAAGTGACTTGACAATAATTATAGCATGCAGTAATCTGTGAAGATAGTTATCTTACGTGTCATAACGTTAGACAACTCCTTCCACAAGCAATAAAGCGGACCTGCGAGTCCGCTTTGCTTTATACTATCTCTTTATTATTGTGTCCATTCTGATCTATAACCATAGTCATTACACCTTGTTTAGTTTTCTTACCTGCTTGATGTTCAAACCATGTTGATTCATCTAAGCTAGGTACCTGGATCCAGGTGCGTCCATCATGTAATTCACGGTGATGATGGTAATGACCTGTAACAAGTATGTCACTGGATCCTGCATGAAAGCCACCAAATGTCTGATTCTTCCACCAGTTCATAAGTTTATTTTCTACTGATCCACTGTAACCTGCAAGATGTCCGTGTGTAAAGCTCATGTTTGTGCCACATACATTAAGTGATAAGTGTGGTTCATCTGGTATAACAAACTTTACATGTTTGTATTGTGGTTTGTCTGCAAATATTTCAGCTATTTGTTCAAACACTTCTATGTCATAGTTGTCCATCTCACCTGTTGGTGCTAAGTTCTTTGCAATTCTTTTAGTACCATGATTACCTGGTACTGCACCTACTACAACAACATCAAAGTCTCTTGACCATTCAACTAATGCTTTAGCAATTAATCTTCTAGCTAACTTCATCTGATTACGATAGTCAAGCTCTACGCCGTTAGGTCCCATTGCTTGTGGGTAAAATCCTACGCAGCCCTCGACAATATCACCTAATCCTACAACTGTTAACTGATCAAGCTGCACTCCTGCTTTACGCAAGAAGTTATAACGATCACGTACTGTATCTATCTTTTCTAAAAATCTATTTACAATAGCTTCAGTTCCACCACCATCACGCTTGCCTAACTGTAGATCAGATATAGCAACAAAGAAACTAGCTTGTGGTTTTGTTACTTTAGGTTTAGCTTTACGCTTGTAAGTTTGGATCCATTTAGATATACGATCATAATCTTCTTTGTCTAGTGCATGTTCTTTGTACACGATCTGTGCTTTGTATGCCCATGCTTGTTGCACGTCTCCTTTGCCCATATTCATATCCCACGTGCTTACACGTATAGTGTCATTTAGAATAGAATACTTGTCAGGATCGAATCCCCACGATCTAAGAAGATCATTAAACTCTGGACTAGCATTGTCCATAGCTCTTGTTGTTATAGTACCTGTCTTAGTTTTGTAATTAAATTCTACGCCAGGTTCCCAACCGTTAGGGTGGTTAGGTGTATCTTTAACTTCGTTGTGTGCTACGTCCTGTTGGGTTGCAGTAAGTTTACTTACCTGCGAGTTGTTTTTTTGCATACTCTTTTAGTACAACTATTACTGATCCACCACCTGCAATTGCTGCAGCTTGTATCGCTGTAATGTCTAAGTCGAGTGCAGGACCTACAAGTAAAGCAGAACCAAATGCTTCAATGAATGTCCATACAACTTTTTCGATAAGTGCTTTGAGTTCGTTACTCATATTATCTCCAGTCTATATTATTGGTCTTCCCTGTAGTTTAGCGTCAATTCGTGTCACTTTTTCGTAAATAGAATCTAACGTTTTACTATCGGAACTTTGTTCTGGTGCGGCAGCACCATCTAAATTTATCTTACTTACTTCTAATGTAACTGGTTTACCTTGTAATAATACTTTTGCAACCTTCGCATACATATTTTGATACGCTATGCGTGACTGTCCAATCATACCGTCTTTACCTAAATCAAGATCTTGTTGTGTGTTACCTGTGAGAATACAACCAGATGTATGTTCGTCCGTATTCCCAGAGTGGATAAGAATGTACTGAAATCCAGGTACCTTTTGTAGTTCTAACATACCGTAGTGTGCATTCTTATATCTTGCACTGTATTTCTGGTGAAATCCACCAACTTTTCTAAACTTTATATCGTATGTACCTTCAGGTATGCAGGTTTCGTGCATTACTTTTACTGCTTGATACTGGTCTTCAAGTGTGTAACACTCAAACTTACCGTCAATATACATAAGACCATTGGTAGCGTCTATACCAAACTGTGTACGAACAACTTGTATTTTCATTATTCTCCCTGTTTACTTAACCTTAGTATAGTCTTTGCATTGGGGATTTGTACAGTATAGTTTACTGTTTTTAACAAGAAGATGTTGTCCGCATTTAGGACAAGATACTTTCGTATTATCCTACCTGCTAGCTGCCCACATGTTGTCCACCATATTAGGATATTTACGACCATTAGCTGCAGCTCTAGCTTTTGCCTTTGCTTTTTGTGCAGGTGTCAGCTTCTTTGATTTGCCTAAACCTTTTGGTCTTGGTTTATCCCAGATTGGTTTTTGTTTTTTTGCCATTCTTTCCTACCATTTATGTTTGCAAGCCCAATATCCTGCAGTAAATTTATCTTTCTTTGCACTGCAATTGTGTCTTGCATGAAACGCTTGATTTCTTTTAGTTCCTTTAGGACTACCTTTTTTTCCTGCTTGTCCAAATCTTACTAGCTTTACCTTATCGCCTTTTTTTGCTAAGACAACATGGGATTTACCGCCAGAGACTTGCGCTTTAGGTTTATTATAACCAGAAAATGTTTGTCCTCTGTACTTAATAGTCATGACTACCTAGTCATTTTTTTCTTACGCTTAGAAGAATATCTTTTTTTCTTCCCTGCTTTTGTGTAAGGCATTACCTACTCGCTCTCTGTGATGGATTGTCACCACTATCTTTACGTAATCCTATAGTTAATAACCATAAGATCGTACTTAATATTATAGCAACACCGACTATGTCTTTAGCTGTGCCAGTCAAAGTTAGCCATGCTATAAAAAAACCTAGTAAAGTAAACGTTTGTGCAATCGTTTCTTTTAATATATCTTTTATCCAGTTAATTAATTTTTTTATATACTTCATACTCTACGTCTTATTCTAACTGGTACGACTTGCACACTAGCCACAATTTGCGAAGCTATGATCACTGGAACTACGACTTCCTGTGCTTTTTCTTTTTGTGTAGAGGTCATTGTGTCACCTAATGTTGTAAAATCTATTGCAGCTATATCTATATCTGTAAATGCACCAATAGGATCAGCGAGGAACTCTTCTGTTTGTATCTCTGTTACTACATCAGCAAGGTTATAATCTTCTACGTCAGCGTTTTCTACTGCACGTTCTACATACTCTTCTACTGCTTCTGCAACAGCTTTGTCTTCTTTAACTGCTTCAGCTATAATCTGTACGTCTTCTGGTTCTTCTAAGTTAAGAACTTCTTGTACAACTTCTACTTGTTCTTCTGTTAATACTTCTTCTGTAGCTATAGTTATAACTTCTTGTATAACTTTGCTTACAACTTCAAGTACATCTTCGCTAACTTCTGTAAGATTTTCCACTCCGACATCAGCAACTTCAGTAAGTACTTCGATAACCTGCTCTGTTTCAAGATCTTCTACCTCTACTTCCTTTATGTCTTCTACAAGATCTTGTACAGTTTGCCCTTCAGGCTTTTCTGGCTCTTCTTCTGGTTCCAGTATGATCTCTTTTGTCTCTTCAATTTCTTCCTCCTCTTTTATTTCTTCTTCTTTATTATCTTCGTCTTTGACATCTTCCTCTTGAACTCCCTCTTCTCTGATGTCGTCATCTCCTGGTATCTCTTGATCCAACTCATCTTCTATAATTTCCTCTTTAGGTTCATCAATAGGATCCTCATCTTTATCTTGAATGACCACTTCAGGTACCACAACATCATCATCAGGAATGACTTCTTCGGTATCTGGTTGTTCTTTTTCATCTTCTTCTATTATAACTTCTTCTTCTTTTTCTTCTACTACTTCTTCTTCAATAACCTTTTCCTCTTCTTCTGGTATGTCACAATCACCACGATCTATTTGTGCGTCTGTCATGTAACAACCATACTTATCTTCATTAGCTTTACGTTGATTATCACGATCTACAGTTCCATCATCTACTTCTGTTTTAGTATATTCTGATGTACTACCGTCATCATTTACTACTACATACAAAGTAGTAGTTGTTGTAGGTGGCGGAGGCGGTGGAGGAGGTGGAGGTGGTTCTGTTGTAGTTGTAGTACTGCTAGTAGTTGTAGTTTCTTCTTCTACTACTTCTTCTTGTGCTGCAGCTTCTGTTGTTGGAGGTAATGTGCTGCTTGTTGTTGTTGTAGTTGATGTGTCATTACATGTTGTACTAGGTGTGGACCAATTTTCTACACCTACAAAAGGTTCTTGATTAGGTATATCTATTGCCATCTGTGCTGTTAGTGTGCTAAAACTATTGTCAGTGTCATTGTCTGATCTAATCTTTGTTCTAAAATTACCGTAAGGATTAGCAAAATATGTTTGTAGATCAGATAAAGAAAACGTGTGATAGTTCCATTGCAAGTTACCTGTGTGTCCAAATGATGTTGATACACAAAAACTATTTGTAGTTACATCATTATCAATGTCAAAAAATATAGTGTATTTTTCTGGTGGACTATCTTCAAAACCATCTGATGTATATATACCTATTTTTATGTCACCGTTTGTTGTGTCTATTTCAATAGATTGATTGTATGGTGGTTGTGTAGGTACATGATCTGCAAGTACAGGAAAAGGAATTACTAAGAACGCAACAATACATAAGCGTACAAGTGTATTAAATTTGTGTAGCACGGAACTTACTTAGTTCCGCAACAACCACCATTGCCACCGCAACATGCCATTATATTTCTCTCCCATTCATATCATTATGTGTCTTACTATCTAAGATACCGAATGCCTGGTTGACTTCTTCAAATGTAAGTTTGCCGTCATTAAGATATTTTCTAGCAAGTATTTCTAGGACATTAGCTACGCCTAGTAGTCCTGCAAGTAATGATGACTGTATGACATCTATTCCTATTAAACTACCTGCACCAATAACACTCAATGCCTGTGCTATAAATACAGCAATCATGCGTTTTGATATATTCCAGTACAATGCGTAGCCGTCCATTATTACATTATACTATTTAAGAATGCAGCACTACTGGTTATTGCAACAAGCCAACCTAAAATTTCTTGACGTGATGGTGACTTATTTATTTTTTCGTGTAGTTCATCAATACGCTTATTAGCAATATCAATTTCTTCTTTAATTAATTGCAAATATTCTTTAGTTGTAAATCCGTTGCCGTTTGACATTATGGTAAATCATCTTCCCTAAGATCTATCCAATCCCATTCTTCCTTGTAAGTATACCTATTGTCAAAATCGTAATTAGATAAATTGTTAAGTAAGACTAAAAATTTATTAAATAAATAACCTAATGCAAATCCTATAACATAATCCATTTGTGAATTGTATCACAAGGTTATAAATCTTTTTTAATTTTATGCCATTTGTTGCTGTTTGCGTGTAAATAAGTAGATTTAGTTTGTTGTTTTTTGTAAAACTTTTCATCATATTGGCGTACATTTAAATTTAAAGTTTCTTCTTTTTTGTATGGAGTAAGCATAAGTAACGGATCACCTGCGTTAATAACAAATTTAGTTTTTACATCTTTTGTATCTGTAATAAACTCAAATGGAAAATTTGTTTCGTGCCATATATCTGTTTCTACCATGCCAGGTAACAATCTAATATTTTTTCTGTGATGATAAAAAGGGTCACGAAAAGCTGTACCATATCCTTCTACAGTTTCAATAAAATATGGTGACATAAGTTTTAAAACTCCATAATTGTATAGTGTATTTAAATTCATCATTTTTGTTTGTTCTGCATGATGATTACTAATCCAACCAAAAGGTGGTTTAACTACATTACCTACTGAAAATTCCCAATTAACAATATTATCTTTAATTTCAAAAAACATATCAGACCATGCAGGTATTACTATTCCATTAGTTATCTCCTCTTGTATTGCAGGACAATTTTTAGCATGAGGTGGTGTGCCATCTGAACCAAAACTTTCTAAACTGTTTGCAATTTTATTTTTTTTATACCATTCAGGTAAAAATTTATTAGCAGGTTGTGGTGGAAAATTATTAATTATTGTTTCAAATTCTAAAGTTCTAGGATATATATTTATATCTATCATAATAATTTTTTTGGTCTGCGACTTTTAATATCTTCGTATAAATTCATTATACCTTTTCTGTAATTAACAATACCTGTAATTTGTTTTTTATATTTATAAATTTTATCTGTCATTTCTGTGTACTTTAAATGTATTTGTTTATTAAATACAAACATTAACATAGGTACATTTACAAATAACTCAACTGTTGCAGGTTTACTATTATCTAATAACACTAAAGCAACATTTAAATGTCTAACCCAATCTTTAATATATAGTTCTCCACTTACATAAGAACAATTATTGTAGTTTAATGGTGGAGGAACTGTCATAACACTTACATCTTTAGTATCTGTTACAAAAGCGTAAGGTGTTAAGAACTGAATACTCATTACATTATTTGAATATTGTAACTCTAAATTTTTTTGTAAAATGTTATGTACTTGTTCTACTTCTTTGTGTACTTTAGTATCAAATTCATAATGATAATATGGTTCGTTATTTTTTAAACCAAATTCTAATTTAAAACTTATAGGAGAATTTACATAAAATAATTTTTTGCTAGTAGAAGAAACAGCAGGGCAACCTAATTGTTTTACATTATTGTATTCTTTTATATTAGAATAAATACCTTTAGGAAAATCATTAGTATTAATAATATATTTAACTGGTATTAATTTATTTTTAGGAAATAACATAATCCACCTTTCTGTTATTTAAGCTGTTTCCCACCCTTGTGTATTATCTGCTTGATATGCTTCATCATTCCATGTATAAGCATTTTCATTATCAGGAACTGGTATAGGAGGTTTCCACTTATTATGTTCATCTAATACATAACTAGCATGTGGTTTAGGTTGTAGATATTTACCTTCATCTGCATTCCACTCTGTTTCACTAGCAACAAAAACATCATTGACAGGGTCATAGGCATTACCTATTGTTGCAAAATGACCTCTAAATGTTTTACTTTGGTCCTCTGATAATTCACCTTTTTCATCATAATGTTTATAATATTTTGTATTATAAGATGTTCTTTTTACAGATGTTGCTTCACTATATTTATCTAAATAGAATGCTTCCCAATCTGCAAAACCTTCAGGCAAAGCATCTGTATCTGTTTCATCTCTACCAACAATAACACTTATAACAATATTATTTTCATCTAATAATGCGTAGTGTGCCATTATGACTTACTCCAACTAATGTTATCTCCACCTGCTGTAATTTTTGTAATTTTATATTTACCATCTTCAGTAGTAATAGTAGTTCCTGTGTTTGTTCCTAAAGATATTGTTAATTCAGCAGGATATTGTATAGCTATTGCACCTGCAGAACCACCTGCACCTGCACCACCACCTGAACCTGCACCACCACCGCCACCTACACCTACTACAGCAGGTCTACCTGCTGTGTTAGAAGAATATGCACCTGATGGTCCTTCAATACTTACTTTACCTTGAAGTAAATAACTATCTGTACCATTGTTTAAAGCATTAGCATGTGTGTAACCTTGTACTAAGTTAGCACTGTCACCTGCAGTTGAAAAAGTACCACCATTACCACCTGCGTTTATTGAGCCAGTTCCACCATTATTACCTTGTGAACCTGAATTTCCTCCTGCATTTGCTGAGTTACCATAACTTTCTCCTGCACCACCACCTGAAGCATTAGCACTATCTGCATTAGCAGAGTTTTTTAAAGCTCCTGAACCACCTGCAGAACCATAAGCAGTTTCAGTGCCATCATCTGTAACTAAAGTAGTATCACCACCTACACCACCATCACCTGCTGCATTATTAGCACCATTATTATTTCCTGTACCACCACCACCTGAACCACCTGAACCTACAGTTACAGCGTAGTTAGTTCCTATTGTAAATTTAGCTTGGTCTGATACTGTGAGCATTCCACCACCACCACCGCCACCACCTGATTTGTATGGTACGCCATGTTGGTGAAAGCCACCTCCACCACCACCTCCACCACCTAATAAAGTGTAGGAAGCTATGATTTTGTCACTTTCATATTCATTTAAATTTGTAAATTCAGCAACTTCATCTATAGAAAAAACACCACTTGATGAGTGTCTTTTTTGTTCAGAAGGTTTGCCTATATAACCACGATCAGACATTGTTCTCCTATGCTGTAATTTCTAATGCTGACAAATATGCTTCAAGATCTCCTGAAGCTGCTACACCTTGCAATTTAATTTGCTCACCTTGTCCTAAAACAATTTTGCTAGAACCTGCTAATTCAACTGATGTTTCTGCAGCAACTGCAAGAGTTGAAGCTATTGCCGCTCTTTTAGTTGTGCCATCACTTTCATATATATTTGCTGTAATTTTGTCTGAAGCACTACCGTCTATGTTGGTAATACGTAAAGATAAAACTATAGCAATATCTCCTGATGAGCTAGGTGCAGTGTATATAAGAGTTTCAGAAGATGTTACTGCTTGTGAAGCTCTATTAAATGTTTCTGCCATATTCTATTTCTCCTAGTAGTTAATTAACTATCTCCCATAACTATAGCACGCGCCATTGTGTCTGTGCTTGTGTTAGTAGTAGATAGCGCTTCCATTATTGTCCTAAACGCAAGTGATATTCCTGCACCTCCTGCGTCTGGTAATAAATCTATATCTTCATCTATAGGTAAGTTACCTATAGTGTCTATTATTAATGATCCGCCTTCTTTAAGGACAAGTAATATTCCCACTTTATCCTCCTAATGCAATAGCAAGACCTATACTTGCTTTTGTATCTACGTATGCTTTGATAGATTGCTGTGTTGCACCTTGTGTTGAACTATTGGAAGCCATATCATCTTCATCTAACAATGTAGGTGCTGCTGCGTCTACGTAAGATTTATTAGCTGCGTCACCACTTGCTGCAGGTGTAGTAAGGTTTGTAATTTTATTGTTATTAGCGTCTAAGTTTGCAGCTAATTTAGGAGTACCTGCTGTGCCAGATGAATAAGTAACATCTACTACTTGACCTAATGCGTCAAATATATCTTCAAATAATTGTTGTACAGGCACCATACGTACCTTAGAATTTTGTGGGTGTGACAAACCTGAAGCTGCTGCTGATCCTGTTAAATATCTGTTATCTGCTGTAGATGTAACTAATTGTGTAGCTGTAAATGTACCATCAAAAAATACATACTCTCTTTGTGTAGCACTGTCTGGTTCTATAACCAAATAACATGGACTTGTTAATCCTGATGTTGAAGCTACTGTTGCTGTAGTATCACTAGCACCAAACGTACTTGATAATGTAGTTTCAAATGCGTTACGTGTAAATGTCTCTGCTGCTTTTCTTGTATCTGCCATATTCTAAATTCTCCTTGTTAGTATATCACACACCATATTGGTGTATTCCTAATCTTCCAATACCAAGTGCGCCTAATGATGATACTTCACCAGTGCCTGCTGCTTGTCTTTGACCTCTAACTTGTATTGTACAAAACACCATAGTTGATCCTCTTTTAGTAATTTCTTGTACAGGAAGTGTAACGTTTTCTACAATACCTCTAATAATTTCATCAGGTTTAAACAATGTTAAAGTAACTGATTTACCTTCTAATTTTTTAACTGCGTCAAATAATTTTTTACCAATTCCAGGTATAGTTTTTGCTCGTTTACCTGGACGTTCTATACGATCAGATACGTTTATAGGTATTCTTGCAATTATATCTTCTGGTTCTGGGAATGCACGATAACTGTATGAATAAACTTCAGGACTACTTGTTCTACCACTGTCCGCATTAATTGTTAACTTAGCTACAAGCCATCTGTTTATTACATTAATCATAGGAATTTCGTTACCACTTTGTGAGGTTTCAATTTTTGTTAAAGTTGAGTAACTTGTATCGTTTGGATTTTCTAATGCGTCAAGTTCAGTACTAAATTCTGCTAATACACTAGATCCTGCAGGTATATTGTTAGTATAAACACGACCACCAATCCATTGTTTAGCTTGTGATGTGTAAAAATCTGCAGCAGGAAGTATAAGATAACCGTCACTAACTAATGTTGCTGCTTCTTTAATTAAACCAACACCAGTTACTAAAAAGAATAATTTACCATTAGCAATAGCAATACCTTTTACTTTGCCTGATGTACCAGTGTAATAAATATTTCTAGCGTAACCGAATGTTGGTAAGTAAATAGAATATAGATCAGTTTCACTAGCACTGTCTATAACACCAAAATATATTTGGTCTCTTGTATTAAAAAATGCAGTAGGACTTTTATCTACTGTTGTATCGTTATCTCCAAATTCTTTTACTAATTGTCTGTCGTCAAGTGTATACAGCACACCGTCTGTTGCGATACTTCCTCTATACACTCTACCTATTTTTCCACCACCTGCTGATGTTTGTGATGTAGAAAAGAAAACAATACCATTGCTCTCTGTCATATCTACAATGTCTTCACCTTCAATATATGTTTGTCCTGCAAGTACTAAACCAGATGTCTCGTCATCTTTGATTGCATAAATATATCCGTCATCAGAAGCTGCAAGTATTACAGAACCACCGTCAATAATTGATGACCACAAAGATCCTGAAGGCAAATCTTTTATAAGTGGAGGACTGCTAGTTCCGTCTAGTTCATGTAAATGTCCGTCAGTATCGACAGCTAACAAATAGTTTTTGACATTAAATAATCCTGTATAGATATGTGATGAATGTAAATTCATATAATTAGACCAACCACCTGCAATATTATCTGCGTCTAATTTTCTTACAATACTGTCTGTACCGTCATTTAAAGATACATACAATATGTGTCCTTCTAGTACCATACCTGTTACATCAAATCCTGGTCCTGCTGAATATGGATCTGTTTGTGTCCAGGTATCTCCACTATCAGATGAATAATATACGTCATGTCCTTGTGCAACATACAAAACATCTTCATGTGCAATGATGTGCTGCTCTGTCTCTGTACTAGCTCTTGCAGTTACAGCAGTAGTTTCACTTAGTAACTCTATGCTGTATGCTTTACCACTGTCATCTGCATTCTTAAATACATCAATACCTTTACTATCAAAAAATCTTCTAAAGTCATTAGTGCCTTGTATTCTTTGATGTGCTTGATCTAAACCTGCACCACCAGAAAAATCAGATCGTGCAAAAGACTGACCAAACTCTGCTCTAAATTCTTCAGGCACTTGTGCTGTGTTAACTTGTTGCGCAGATAATGGTGCAGTAGTAATAGATAATTCTCTACCTGGTGCTACTGCAAGTCTAAGTAAAATGTCTGTAATACCGTCAGATATTTGTGCCTGGTAGCCAAAAGCTAACGGATTAGTAACGTTAGAAGTTGATGGTAAAGGCATTAGGTAAAGCTAATTCCATATAACTCTACGCCTTGTGGAAAGCGTGATCTCTGTTCTCTTCTTGCTCTATCTAATAATACACCGTAGTACCTAAGCAATGCGTTACGTAATCTCTCACCAGATCCTACAGGTATTCCTCTTTGTTCTAAGTTTTCTGTAATGTAATCTTGTGTTGTAGCGTCAACGTCTAATTCTGATAGCAACTGTGCTACAGCACCTACCATAACTATTTGCTCATGGAAATCTTCTAATCCAGATACTGTATTAAGATCTGTTGCTTCTGTTGTTGGTCTAGTAAATTTTGAAGCATAAACAACATAAACAGTTTTACCTGATGTAGGTGCAGTAGGAAATTGTACTGCTGCTTCTGTTGTTGATCCTGCAAAATCTGTAAGTAACTCTAATGCTACGTCACTATATACAGTTGTTGTAGATCCAGATGTAGAGTTATCCATCTTTGCTTGTAATATTCTTTGTGTACCTGCAGGCATTTCTACAAATTGTGTAGATGATGTTGTAATAGATGTTTTCTTTACTGCATACAAAGCAGGATACAAACCTATAACTTGATCTCCTATTGCGTTAGCTACATTAATTCTTGGATATTTAGGTTTTAAAATTATATCTACATCATTAACATGCTCTGCTGCAGTAGTACCTAACCTACCACGCTCTATAGTTATTTCTCTTGATACAGTGTTAATGTCTTCCACCATAACTAATTCTTGTTCTATTTCTAATACAGAACCTGCACCAATAAGCTCTTCTTCTTCTGGTGTAAACAAACCATCTTTATATTGAAGTGTTGTGCCACTAGATGTTAAACCCTGCTCACCACCAGATATGCTATCAAGATTAGCAACTTGTGTTAATGGTTCTTGCTCTTCTACTGGACGTAGATATTCTCTATATGTTCTATCAATTAGCTGCCCAAATGTAGACATGTGGACCTCTAGCTTTCTCTATATAATAAAGTTATTTTTCTTGCAGATCCTTCAGTAGATCCAGATACTACACGTAAAAATCCTGTTGAACCAAATGCCCAACCGCTAGGATCAACTCTTACTACACTGTCTGTTGTAACTGTATAACTAACTGCTGTTCCGTCAGTCTCAACAACATTCTTCCAACCGCCAGGACTAGAAGCCCATTGCATAGTAATTGTTGTTCCAGTCATTGCTGATGGAAATATGATTGCTGACAAAAGCATTCCGTCTGTATTAGAACCTTCGCTAGCTGTAGATCCGCCATCTATTTGTACTATATCTTGTTTAAATCTTGCCATATTCGTTCCTTATTTTAGCATACTCTAAAGACCGCTTAGGTGGAGTAAGCGGTCTTAGAGTATTAATTTATTGATTAAGCGTTAGAAACGTTATCGATTTCTACGTGATATTGTTGTGGACCAAAGTCAAAGCCCATTTCCATATACACTGCTTTTGCAATTCTTGCATTATCGTTTTGATCTAAGTCTCTTACAAACATAGTTCCATAACCTGGAATGTTAAGGAATACTGGTTTGACAAAAGACATGTCAACGATAAAGTTTTTCTTACCATCATTAGATCCTGCAGGTAGGAAATCAGACAAAGCAAGTCCGATTGATCCGAAAGGTGTAACGATTGTATCAATGTCAACACCTCCTACATTTCTATCTCTTGGTAAAATACCATAATTCTTACCTGATACAACAGTTGCATTAATCATTTCTTTGTTAAGATCTAACAATGCTGTTGGTTGACAGAAAAGCACTAAGTTTCTCATTGGTGCGCCTGCGTCATAAAGTGCCTTCATGCCGTCTGCAATTACATCAAAGTTAAGTTTTTGTGCAGTTCCTGATCCATCACCTGCTGTGTCATGGAAAATTACGTTGCCGCCTGAAAGATTACAGTGTTGATCAAGACCTCTCATTTGACGGTTACCTGTTGTACCATCATTGTAAGAAGCGTTGAATGCTGACCATTCTACTTTCTTTGCGACTGTTTCTAATACTAATTCCATTTGATAAGCTAGCTCATCATTAATTGGATTGTTACCTGCTAATGCTAATGCAGGATCGGAGTTCTTATAGTTTCCTGATAATTGAAACGGTACAATTTCTCCAGAAGCTGCTTGTGCAGTATAAGATACTTGCGCTGCTTCATGGAAAATTTGTAGTGTACCCTGTTGTGCGCTTCTGCTTCTTCCAGAATAGTTAGGTGAACCACCTTCATCATCTGGTGTAACAGAAGAGACTGTTGCATTATCTTGTGTTTGGAATTGGAAGAATGTTGAGTTGATCGCAACTCCTCCATTAAGTCCGCCTGCAGCAGCTAGCAATGGTGTTCTATGAGGTGTGATTTTAAATAATTCACCAGTAAAGTTATTAACGTCACTAGCAACTATTGGATTAGCACCTGATATTGCTGCCATATTCTACTATTTCCCTTCTCTCTTACGAGATATTATTTCTTTTTAAGTTCTTCTTGTAAAGCTAATTTTGCTCTAAGACTATCTCTAACAGAAGTGTCTCCACTTGCTATAACGTCTTGCATTTTTTGTGTCCAATCAGCAGGTTGTGCAGCTACAGAGTTTTGTTGTATTTGTGTTAGCTTGTTGTCACTTTCAGCGATCTTCGCAGCAGCTACTTCGTTGTTCTGCTGTACTTCAGTATCTATATTATAAGTTTCTTTAAGCCATTGTCCTAGTTCTGCAGTATCTGGTTTTCCATCATAAAGATCGTAAGCCATCTTACCTGTGCCAGAGTTAGGATCTAATCCAACATCTTTAAACAAAGAAGTCTTTACAACATTCTTTAGTTCTTTATTCTCTTGTTCTACAGATTTAAGTTTGTCCCTTAAACCTTTTATACCTTCGTTGGTTTCCATGCTTTCCATTGTTTCGTCTGTCATTGATATTCTCCATTTCTCACACTATTACACTATTCTCCAATAAGGTGTGGATCGTATTGGGAGTGATTACAGTATTTGTTTACATGCTGAATGGGCGCTGTAATTACGCATACAACACCTCTACGAATTAAATACGTGGCTAGGACGTAGGAACCCTATGCCAGAGTTGTCGATCTATTATTTACTTGGCGGATACTGACCACGCCAATACAATTATTATAACACATAAAATCACTGCTAACGCATTTTTTCCTGGTTGTGTTAATTTAATTTTATAAGCGTCATTCCAAAAGGTCCATGCTTTATCAGCAACATAGTGACCTTTTTTATTTCTTGCTCTAACCCATTTAAACATTATTGTTCTACCAATCCTGTGACACCTGCTTGTGTAACTGCAGCGCCGCCTTCACGTGTAAAGACTGTTGCTTGCTCTGCTTCAAGTCTCTCTCTTACTTGTTGTGCTACACCTTCACCAAATACTTCTGACTCAATAAACTCTGATAATCCAAATATATCTTCTCTACCTGTAAATCTTCTAGCAAGTCTTTGTAATCTTGGTAGCTGTGTCTCTGCTCTAGCTGCTAACTGTTGCGCACCAGTACCAGATAAACCTGCACTGACTAATCGTTGTGCTTGTTGTGCTGATACTGCAAAGTCTTCTTCTTTAAATGCACCACCAATTTGTGATACTTTTACTCTTTGTGAAATAATATCTGCTGATACATCTTCTGATATAAAGCTAGCAAATATAGCTTCATCAGATATGTCATCAGTTGTAGGAAATTGTCCAGGATAGTTCTCTACATAGTATTGTTTTACTGCGTCAAACTGATTAAACAGTGATGTATATGCAGTATCTAATCTTGTAGCAAATGTCTGTGGATCAACATCATTATCAAACAAATCTGTTATCTTGTCTTCAAAGTAATTAGGATTCAAATTGTAATCTTCTAATGCGTTAAAATAATCTTCCTTCATCTTAATGTAATCTAGTTCTGGTGTCTCTGTAGTAAACCTAAGTGTTGTACCATCTTCTCTAAATATTCCAGGAAACTTATCTTTGTATGCTTGTGTACCTCTCATTGTACGTAATGCTTCATCAACGTCACCACCGTTAGCATTGTATTCACCTATAAATGTTTCAAGTAACTCTTCACCTAAATAACTGTAGTTAGCTTGTGCAAACTCTCTAGCGTTAAATTGTTCTTGTGGATCTCCTGGAACTGGTGCAGGAGGTGGGGGATCTGGTACACCTGGATCACTTGGACCTAAATCTTGTTCTTCAATTGTTCCGTCACTGTATATAGTTTGAAATACAATTCTTCCATTTTTAATTATTGTTTGTGTTGATTGTACAGTTTTACCTGTTGGTTCTTGACTTCCACCACCGCCTGTGTCACCACCGCCTGTGTCACCACCACCTGTGTCACCACCACCTGTGTCACCACCACCTGCTTCTGCAGCTGCGGCTGCTCTAGCTCTTGCTTCTCTAGCTGCAAGAACAGCAGGATCATTTTCTAATGAAGCACGTAATGCTTCTATATCTGTATCAACTGATAATTCTTGTATAGGTTGTCGTTCTGGCTCTGGTGTTACTTGTGGTCCACCACGAACACCATCTATTAAAGGTGTTAATTGCATAATTCTATTTAATATGCTCATAATCCAAACCTTCCTCCGCCAGTAGATCTAGCGCCTGCTTTACCAAATACTCTCTCCATGTCTGATTTAAATTGATCTCTATATGTTTGTGAACCTGTCTCTGCTGCTGCAGCAAATGCAATATCTTTACGTTCTTCTACATCATTAGTTGCAATAAATTGGTTCCATTGTGCAGATTGTTCATCTGGTCTTGCACCTGTAATGTTTTGCCATTCTGTTCTAAGGTCTGGTGCTATATCTTCGTATGCTTTAACATTAGTACCTTGATACTGTGTAAACTTTGCTTGAAACTGATCTTGTAATTTAGGTAAAAACTCTTGTGTAAATGCTGTAGGATTATCCTGGTAGTTAGCAAGTAACTGTTCTAAGTTATAGTTATCTGCAACTCCTGGACCTAATATAGAGTTAATTGTATTCTCCATTTGTTTTGTAAGTTCTATTGTCTCTAATGTTTTACCTTCTAATGCAGCTTTTACTTCTGGATCTAGTGTATATCTAATTAAAGGATTAGCTAACTTCTGTAAAGTTTTAGTAATATCATCATCAGTAAACGTACCGTACTGATACTTCTGTGTAATAGCGTCAATGACTTTAGGATCTAACTCTGTTATGCCTGCAGCCATCATTCTGCTAATTATGTCTTCTCTTTTCTGTATGCCACGTTGACTAAAGGTTGCAGGATCTTGATGTGCAAATAACATCTCTTGTCTCTCACTAGCTGTATGTGTCTTCCACCAGGTTGTCTGTGCTAGTTCTGATTCTCTTGCAGTTCTGCCTTCTAGTGCAGCTTCTATAACTACTGCTAAATAATCATACCTACCTTTAGCGTCTGTTGACATAAGGTATGGTTTATATTTAGACTCTTGCTCTAGTGCTTCAATTAAATAATCGTAACTCTCTGCACCAACTTCTACATTTCCTGATATTGCAGACAATTGTGTAACATTACCAAAATAAAAACTATTGTTATAATCTTCTTCTGTTATTCCTTCAAATGATCCTGATACTATCTCTATACCATCATCTGTTAAATTAACTACAACGTCAGGTTGTACAACACCTGTTGTGTCTGATATTTCTTTAAGATCATCTACTTTGTATCTGTATGTTAAACCTTCAGATATTAAATCTCTTGATAATGAATAAACAGCGTAATATGCTTTATTACCATTAGCGTCTATTTCTTCTACTATTTGCGTGTCTGTTGGTAATGTATTTAGTAATGCCATTATCTTTTAAACATTTTTCCTAACTCTTTTAAATTGTCTACTGGTCCTGCTTCTTCTGGTATTTGACCTTGTTGAATAGCATTCTCATATATTTCTGCTAAATTATTAGCAGCTTCTTCTATTGTAGCACCTAGTCTTGGCATATTTAAAAATTGTTTAAGGTCATCAAATTCTTCTCTATGTCTTTGTGTTCTGTTTTGTAATTCTTTTTCTAAATAATTAAAGCCAGATTGTTTTGCTTTATCCATATATAATTCATACGTATCTAAATATTCTTTACCTTTAGTTTTGTTATTGTAATTCTTATAGGCGTTCCAACCATTAGCACCATCATTGCCTAATGCAGAAGAACCTTCATGATCGTTCCATATTGTTGCAGCAATTTGTAAGTGTTTATCTATATTTTTAGGATCTTTTAAAAAACTGTATACTTTATTTTTTACATCATCTTGTTCAAATAATTTTTTAGCATAAGTGTTTACCGTATCCATATCTGCTGTATTAGCAATGCTATTAATATCATCACCGTATTTGTTATCCATTGCCATAATAATGTAAGTAATTGCAGGTCCAGTATCTATTTGAAATATTGAATAACTATCATTGTATTCATCTTGTAATGAAGCATTTACGTTGTAAGGTTTAGGTTTAAAATCTGTATATTCACCCTCTGTATTTCTGTTTGATAGACTTTCTACAGATAGTATTCCCATAAATTCATCAATTCTATTTTTACCTTTGCTATAAAATGGTTTTTTACTTCTACCTAGTAAATCTTTTTCATACACGCTGTTAACGTAATTATTAACATAAAAAAATAAATCGTCTTGATTCATTGTCTGTATGTTATTTTCATCTGTATTAATACGTGGTTTCATATCAGAACCATCACCACCACCTTCAATAGTTGGTGTATAATTTATTTGTTTTAAATTATTTGGATTAAACATATTATTCTGCCAGAACCATTGATCCACCACCGCCTGATCTGTTTCTGTCTCCTGTTCTAATTCGTTCGCTAGTCCTAAAGTCTCTTGACAAATAATTATCAGGAATAGTGCTAGACCAACTTTGATCGTAATTTTCTGGTAACGGTTTACCAAATCTATCTACTTCTTTAGGATTGTTTTCTTCATACGCTTTAGTATATATATCAATATTTTCTTTTGTATATGGCACACTATTTTCTTTCATTAACATTTCTACAACCATATCTCTTTTTACTTTGTATACCCAATCATTTAATCCTGCTATATTTACAATACCTTTTAACTCTTCAATTGCTTTAGGTTTAATATATTCTACTATGCTCTGTATTCCTAATACATTATTGTCATATATGTATTCTTTAAACTTTTCTTTTGTATAATCTACACCTTGTGTAACTGGATAAGCAACATTAACTCCTAGTAAGTTTTTAACTTCTGGATTATTTTTATTGCCATACATCATTTCTATTACACTATCTGACGTATCGTCTTCATATCTATTCATAGTATCTACTAATGCACCACCTATTGTTTCATACTGTGAACCAGAACCAGACATACGACTAGCCAATATATCAATTGCTGCAGGTGCAAGAACCCATTTATCAAAAGTATCTAATGCCTTACCGCCATACTTTAATGTATTTTTTAATCCTGGCTTAACATACTTATTTAATGAAGCCATAGTGTTAATAGCACCAGTGTAAAATTTAGCACGCACTTCTTCAGGTGCTTGTGCAACTGTTGTTAATAAATCATTAGCTGCAGCAGCAACAGCTTCTTGTGGAATTTGTCCTAGTTTACCTGCTGCTTCTGCTTGCATGTAAGCATTCTGTTTTATCATTATTTGTACTGATATATTTTCTTTACCCATACTTGTCATAGAATCTAAATACCCTGTGTAAACTCCCTTTTCTTTAATAGCTGCGTCAAATTTAGCAACTTCTTCATCACTAGGATTTAGATCTAACAAATTATCTATATGTGCATATTTAGATATTAATTTTAAATCACTATCTTCTAAATTTCTTACATCTTTGTTTCTTAAATCATAAAAATCGTCCGCGTCTTGTTCGTCCATAAATGCCCAATTTATAATTTCTGTTTGTAATGTTTTAGGTTTATTAGTTTCTAATTTATTAGTAGGATCAATAATTCCTACAACCCAGTGTGGACTATCACCAACAAAACCACCGCCTGAACTTAATGTTATTTCATAGCCATTATTTCCTGCCATAGTATATATTTTTCTATCTAACATTGCTTTATTAATATTGTCACCACCTGCGTCAGACGTAACATAACTTTGTACAGTATTAAGAAAATCGTCTACATTTTCTGCTGTAACTTTTGCAGGTAAATTATTTTCTTTATAATAGTTATTCCACTTTTCAATTCTTGTTACAGTATTAAAATTTTTATTCCATTCTGGTTCAAATGAAATTTCACCAGGTAATGTCAATGCAGATTTTATAGCATTCTGTATATTGTAAACAGTTGATCCTACTTTGCCTGGACTTGCTTGTTTTGTATTTTGATATGATGTTAAGCTATTTTTAAAATTATTATCTAAAGAATTTTTTATTGCTTCATTTAAATTATCAGCAACTGGTACCCATTCACCATCTAAAAATTCTATACCTAATAACTTAGCAGCAGTCGTGTAATCTTTATTGTCTATAGCTAGTGAAGCATTAATGTAATCTGACAATAGTTGCATTTCATTTGATATATCTGCTCTAAAATATTTATGATACTGATCAAAAGTATTTGCAATATGACGATATCCTTCTTGATCTTCAAACCCAACTATTGGTGCGCCCTTTTGTATTTCATCTAATACAAATTTATAATTTAAATCAGTTTGATTACGATCTGATAAACGCCCAGATAAATTTCCTCCAGTGCCTACAATTTCACCGAAGTTAGGTTTGTAATTTGGATCTCCTTTCATTTTTGCGTCAAATATACTTTGTAATGTAGATCTGTTTTCTGCGCCTGGTATAGGTCTTGTTTTTTGTAATGCTACATAAGGAATCATATCCTCTGCAAGTTTATATCTATTTACAGGATCTCTAAACTGTGGTTGAATATTTCCTTCTACAAATCTAGTTCCATTTTGTAGATCTCTTAAAAACCAATTTTCATCAAACTCATTCATTACTTCTTGCCAAAAACTTTGTAGCTTAGGATCTCCTTGTCCTGGTAAAACAGAATGATTTAGCTTTAATATATTTTCTTGATTAACAGATCCACGTATATTAGCAACATTAGCAGTAGCTAAACTATCTGTACCATTAACTTGTTTTATAACAACTTCCATAAGATCGTTTCTATTAGGAAGTTTATCATCATAAACCAAATCTATTAATAATCCATTTTGTTTTGCTATATCTAATACATCATCAATAAGTTCAGCATTACCACGATTTACTACAATAAACCTTGCTATGTCTTCTTTGATTACTTGACTTATTTGATCTGGTGTATAACCGTCATTACTACCTGTTCCGTAACTAACACCAATAAAAGGACTTGTAGTAGTGTATAACACTGGTCCTACTAAACCTGTTTTACCTTTTGTAGGATCAACAAAATTTAATTTATCATCAAAAAATACAGGTCTTTCTCTTTTTAAACTACTAGCAATATCATCATTTGGATATTTCTTATCTACTTCATAAAGAAAATTTAATACGTTTTCATTAGGTCCAGGTGTTCCATGATTTGTTTGAAAATTTAATACTCCGTCTTCTATATAACTTGATCTTTGATTTAATGGAGGATCTTTAGTTTCTCCGTATTTTAGAAAAAAATCTGCAGGATCCATTGTCATAAATTCATTATCAAACACGTCACTTAAAAAATTAAGTTGTCTGTCTGTTTGCAAATATTCTATAAATTTATCTCTACCACCCCATTCTCCAAAAATATTTTGATCAGGTGAAAATGATGTTTGAAATTCACTTAATGGTCTTAATGTAATTTTAGAATCTAATACTTTAGAATCTTGACCGTCTTTAATATAATCTTTGATATAATCTAGAAATTCATTAGTATCTATATTTTCACTATAAACAGCTCTTAACTCATCAAGTATTACATTATCTTCAAAACCCATACGTGCTAACATCATCATTCTATTATCTACATTACGTAAAATATTTTTTTGTAATTGCCTTGCTACGTTGTCAATTCCTTTATCAGATAGCTTCACAGTAAACTGATCATTATTTACATCTATACTTGTAAAATTACGTTCTATTATATCTTTCATAGATAATGTTTGTGGTTCTTCACCTGGTCGAAGCGCATTGTATATATCATTAATTTCCTTTACAAATTCTTTTGTTTCGTAATCACTAGGATCTGTCATAAAATTCATACCTTCAGTAACTGTTATATAACTTAAAAAATCTTTTGGTTGCATAAATCCTTGTATTGTACGTGGATCACCAAAACCTAAACGCATATTTTTTATTACACTTTCAGCACTGCCTTGTATATTTGATCTATCTAATGGTATTAAGTCCATGCCCTTTTGTTCACGAACTATATTTGCAGCTTCAATTAATTGTGTAATATCTGATCTATTTTTTTTATTAATAATATTAAGTTGATCAAGTACACTTGCATAAGTACCTAATGTCTCTTCTGGTTTTCTTATTCCATATAAATATGGTGGATAGTCATCAAATAAATTATCCATCATAGTTGACCTTAACAACTGTTTATCTTGTAATACTTGTGTTATCCATTCGCTGTGTCCAAATGCTAATTGAGTTTCGCCATTTAATATACTTTTAACTGTTTTCCATTCAGCTTTAACAGCGTCATCTGCTGCTTTAGGTTGCCAATCCTGATCATATACATATACAAAAGTACCACCGACATTTACACCATTAGTAGCTCTTGCGTCCCAATCATATCTATTGTATTTAGGAGTTAATGTACGCACTTGTGTAAACACATCATCAGCGTCAAGTCCTACTTCTTCATATAATTCTTTTAAAGCGGTAAACTGCATAATCATTTGTTGTCTGTCTGTATTAGGATTCACTAAACCAAAAAATCTATCTGTTGGTCTAGCTCTGTCTTCCGTACCTTGTGTCCAATTTATATCTGCTTCTGCAAATAATTGCCCAGTTTCATCATCTACTATACCGCCAGGTAACGCCCAATCATTTCTATGCGGACCACGTTTTCTTTTTATAAGTAATACTTCTAAAACACCTTCGTTTTTACGCATAACGACACCATCTGCTGTAGTTTTTTTAGTATTCCAATTATCCTTTACGTAATCATTAGTTATTTCTTTTACATCATCATCTGTAAATGGTTGGAATTGTAAACTTTCTCTTGCAAATCTTGAACTTGAAGGATCACCTTCGTAGTTGTAAAATCCTGAAGTTGTATCATCATCAATTTCAAATCCCATGCTTTTCCAAAAACTTCCACCGTATGGTGATTCTAAAGTTTTATCTAATAAAGTAATTGGTACATTTATTTCTTCTGATAATTTTTTCATAGCATTGACCATTTTTTTACCAATGCCTTTACCTTGTGCTTCTGGTTTTAAATAAAATGCTTCAACATATATTTCATCACCATTAACTATATTGCCTGATGTTAAATCAAAATGTAATCCACTACCATCTCCTGCTTCACTTGCAGTGTCATCTAAAAATTGTCCGTATTCTTCTTTAAGGTCGTCAAGAAGTTGCATAACCTTATCTTCTTTTTCGTCCACTATCCTCCGATCATACGGTCAAATTGATCTATAGAACTAAACAAATAACTTAGATCGTTACGTTCTTGTATACCTCTCTGTTGTGCTTGCAACTCTGGTTCAAATTTTTGTTCTGCAAAAGCTGCTAGTTCTTCACCTGCTGTTGATGGTATAGATATTTCTGTTGGCGCACCAGGAAATAATCTATTAGCTAAATCTAAATTCTTTTGATACTCTGCAGTGGCTGTATCGTAATCTTTATCTGCTTGTATATAAAAGTCAGAAAACGCTACAAGTTCTGCGTCTGTAAGTTTACGTGTAACACCTGCAGATTTAAGTGCTGCGTCTATTTGATCTTTTATAAATCCTGGTGATGGTGTTTGATACACTTTAGGTGTGAGTGGTGGTTTTTTAAAGTAACGTTCTTTTTCTGCATTTAGTTGTGTATATACATCTATCATGTTTAAGTTAGCGTCAACCATTGCACTATACATTGCACCTGCTGTTTTATCTTGCCATGCACCTTGCTCTAAGAAAAATTCTTCTACGCCTAAATAACCTGCTTGCATAAGATCTGTTTGTACAGCTTTTATTTCTTGTGGTGCTAATGAGATCCAGGATATTTTTTGTGTATTGTTTAGTCCTGGACCTTGACCTGATATGTGATCTGTTGCACCATAAAACTGTTCTTCTGGAATACTACCTGCATATATCTGTTCTGGTAGTAATGCGTCTTTCATTTGTGACGCTGTAGGTTCTCCATCTCTAAATGCGTCTGCTAAATCTGGTTGTTTGTATATTGCATAGTCTGGTGTAATACCACCAAATATGTCATACTCTGGCGCAGCAGCTAAACTTGTGTTGTAATCTAACCAACCATCTAATGCTGCTTGTGCAGAATCTTTAGTTCCTCCTGCAAATATTAATTCTTTTGTAGGATCTTCTGCTATCTCATCTTCTAGCAATAACAATTCATCTCTACTTAAAGTTTGCACTTCACCTACAGATGAACCGTCTGGTGTTTTAGTTCCTATAGCTACACTAAATGTATCTCCTATATCTATGTCTGTATTAAATTTACCTTCAGAACTGTATGACTCTACAGCTTTTAAGTACTCACCATCTACTGGTTCCCATGTATTTGTTTCTTCATTCAATTTCATTGCAGGTCTTGTTAATATAGTTGGTTTAGCAAAACCAGGATATTTTCTATAGTTTTTACCTTCTGTAGGATAAAAACCTTCACCTAAACTAACAGGTGGATTGTTTCTAAAGTATTCATCTAAATCTTCTGTAACATATATTGTTCCGCCTTCACCTTGTGGTGGTCGTATAACAACACCTAATAATCCTGTATCTTCATAAACTTTATCTAGTTTTGTATTTAGATAGTTGTAATATTCTTCTGAAGCACCTGGAGTACCTGCACCTTTTAAACCTGCTGCAATATCTAGTCCTGCGTATATATCTTCGTTTCTTTTTTTATCTTCATCAGTCTGTGCTGTTTTCCAATCTGACACGCCATATAATTGTGATACTGCATTGTTTAATGCTTTATTAAAAGTATTTAGTGGTGTACGTGATGTTCTTCTTCTATCTACTTCTCCATAAGGTTCTTGAAATGATATAAGATCATTAGACATGTTTGCACCTACAGTGTCATACACATTAAGTTCTGTGTAGACTTTTGCTATAAATACTTGATCTGGTACTTCTTCACTTACTAAATCTTGTAATATCTTTGTTATTTCTTCATCTGGTGCAAAACCTCTAAGTGCAATAATGCTATCTACAAAACCTTGCTTAAAATCTGTATCCATTAAATATCCTCTGTATCAGGTAACTGTGGTAAGTATACACCGTATTCTTTAAGTGTATCATAATCGTATTGCAAATCCTCTAAGAAATCTGTACGTTCCTGGAATAAAGGCAGTAACACACGTTCAGCTACAACCTGAAAATCTGGATTACTATTTATTAATGTACCTATGAGATCACGTAATTGTTGTCTCTCTTTAAGTAATGTACGTGATGTACGCCAACCATTCTTAGATAATCCTGCTCTAAGTGATCGTTTTTCTAATGTATTAATTAAACTAAACACTACTTGTAAGTCTTTACCTACTGGTGTACCAGATAACTTAGGACTATTTTTCCAATCTTTAAGCTCTTCATACTGCATTTCTAATGTAGATGTTTGTGGTAATCCTGGTACTGTAGCGTCAAATCCAGGAAACTTTTGTTTAGCTAAATCTCTATGGAATGCTAACTCTCTGTTACGTACTAGGTTTTGATACGGATCTGTTATATCGTATGTCTGTAAAGTAGATACACGCTTTTCTTCCATATAAAATTGACCTAATCTTTGGTTACGTTTAGCTAACCATTCTTCTGGTTTTAGTGGTTCTCTTTGTTCATTAGCAATAGTTCTTACGTATGCTTCGTAGTCAAAAGGACCACCGCCGCCTTGTGGTATTGCATATTGTGCAGTAAATGAATACTGTTCAAATATCTCTGGATTTTCTTTTTGGAACTTAACACCACGCTCATCTACTGGTCTAGGTTCTACTACAACTGTTTTAGGTGTAGCTATGTCAATAGGATTAAATCCAAACTCATCTATAAAATATTTAGTAGCAGAATAGTTATCGCCAGGTGCATATAAGAATCTACCTGTTATTTGATCTTTAGGTGGTGTTTCTAATAACTCTCTATACCTATCTGACAATATTTGTACAGAATACACATGACCTGCATTCTTTTCATTACCTACATCAAAACGTGGATTAAGTCCTACTGGACCAACAAACTGTGATATAGCTTTAATAAGTGTCAAATTTTTTGCAATAGATCGTGCTTCTTTCATTAACTCATCTTGTTGTGCTGCAGTTCTGTCATCTCTACCATCAGCTTTTAATATTCTGTACACATCAATAGTTGTGTTAGAAGCAATACGTGTTATTTCGTTTTGACCTACATCTTCGTTATATGCGTACAATGCCTGATATGTATTACGTAACCATGCAGGTACACCTGCTGCAGCAATAAGATCTCCTGCAGATCGTACATCTGGCAATCCATAAGGAAACAAAACTTTCTTAGCTTCGTCAAAGTTAGGACTTGCGTTTACAAAAAAGCTAGCAGGTATAGCAACTGCAGGACCAATACCTGGTACTACTTCTAATGCTAAGTTAAGTGATCCTGCATAACCAGGTAATCTAACACCAACATTCCTATCTTCACCAAATAATCCATCAGATACAAGATCATCTATAAGCGGATAATAAAATACTTCTTCACCAGTAACTTCATCTTCTCCTAAAAATCCTTCGCCTTCTACAGGACTAAATGGATTACTAGCACGTGCAGCGTTAACTGTTACTTGACCTCTACGTAATATCTCTGGGTTTTCTTTTAATAGTTTTGCCCATGTAGTCATAATTTCTATATATGCTTCTCCGAATGGAAATATACCACGTAAGTTATATGCAAGTTTTTTACGTTTAGTTAAGTCATACAATAGCTCTTGCACTTCTGTCAAAGCTCTAGCTTTTGCTATTCTATCAATTAAATCAACGTCACCAGATTTATCTGTAAATCCTAGTAACTCTGCTTTTTCTTTCATGTTGTTATTAAATATATCTTGTACATCATCTATCTCTGATTCAATGTCAAATATATCTTCTGCTAAATCATCTACACGTTTTTTAACATTTGCAGGTACTATGTCATCTTCGTATGTAACTCCTGATCCGTATGTACCAGTTATATCAAGTTCTAGTTTCATAAGTTCTTCTTGTTTATCTGTTAACTTCTCTTCTAGTCTTGATCGTTTTTTATTTAATGCTGTAGATAAATTCTCAAACTCTTCATCAAGATCTTCAAATCCTAAACCTAGTGATTTATCTTTTTCATTTAGTTCTTTTATTTTACGTTGAAACATATCTATGTTTATCTCTGTATCTGCTTTACGTAGTTTTTGTGCAGGCAATCCTATGTCAGCTCTGAATGTAGCTAACATGTTTTCTCCAGGTAAACTTGCATTTAATGCGCCTGCAACTTTTATTTCTTTACCATCAATAGAATATGTACCACCTTCTAACATAACTTGTCTCATCTTGCCTGACATGTATGGAAGAAGATCGTATATAGTTCTCCAGTATGCTTGTCTAAATACTGGTGATCTTGACGCGTTATCTGTTCTTTGTCCCATTAATGCGTCAAATGCTTTGTTTGTATAGAACTCTAATTTACCTACATCATCTATGTAATCAGTTTTACCTACTGCAACAATATTTGGTAGATCATTAATATATTCATCAGACATTAATGTTTTTTTTACAGACTTGTATAATGTTTGATCACCATTTTTTATACTGTCAAAAAAGTCATCTAATGTTTCATCAACATATTGTTTACCATCTATTCTGTTCAATCTGTTACGTAACAACATTTCAAGTATGTTGCTATTTGCTGTTTTTTCTATTGACAATGGAAATGGTGTTTTAGCAAAATCTAATTCATCAATGTTTATTCTTTTACTTAAATCATCTAATACATCTAAATTTTGGTCAAAAGATCCACCTGCTAACTGATTTACTCTAGCTGTAATAGATTCTGCATACGCATATCTACCACCTGCAGTATTCATTCTTGATCTATATGTAGGTCCACCTGCACTGTATGCTTCTATAATGTCTTGCGCACGTGTGCTTGATCCTTCAACAAACTCTTTTAATCTAGTGTCTCTTTGTTTTTTAGTTAAAGCACCTCTGTATAAAAAGTTAAATAATCTGTCATAATGTAAATGTGCTATCTCACGTACGATACCATCATCAAAATACTTTTGTATAAGTCTAGGTTGTGTCTCCTGATTACGTAATGCGTCTTCTTTTGATACAACGTCCATAGGGTGAACACCAGGTTTTTTCTTTCTTTTACCTGCTCTGTATGCACCACCAAATAAATGATCGAAGTTATTAGATCCATATCTACGTGAACTAGCTTGCTGCCACTCTAACGCTTCGTCTAATGGATTACCTAACAAATCTGCAAACTGTACATTTTTGCTAGTCCATCTTGCAGCTTCTGTCTTATTAGGTTTTTTAAGAAGTCCTAGTGATAATACAGACAATGGTCGTGAAAATATATTGTCATAACCACGTGTATACATACGTAGCTGCTCTTCACCTACAACACGAAGTAACCAGGCACCACGTAACAATACAAATGGTTTCCAAAAGTCACCGTAGTAGCTGTCTATAATTTTTGACATAGTACCTTGTCTGATATTAGAAGGTAATTTACTAAACATATCTATGCCTGCTTCTGACGCTTTTGCTCTAATTAATGACATAGAGTTCATAGCTTTTGCTAATTGCGTAGGATCAGGTAAAGGTATTGATCTATTAATAAATTCTGTTAGCAAGTGTGGATCTGGATTTACAAATGCTTTGTTATCTATAATAGTTTGGCTTATCTTTGCACCTGGATTAGCAACGTTATTACCTGTCACTGCGTCTATGAAGTATGCACGTAACTCTGGTAAGTAATCTTCAAACAATCTGCTAAAAGTAAATGCGTCTTCTTTGTTCACACCATATTTTTCTACTAAATCATCTGTAGCGTATGTAACCATATCTTTTACAACATTAAACATTCCTGTTTGATCGCCATCTTCTAGTCTTATAGCTCTGTTAATTATCTGGTCTTTAGCAACAGGATCTACAGTTGTTTGATCTAACCAACCTTTTATGTTAGTTACTGCGTCATCTATTTGGTTACTATCAACATATCTGTACGGAAACTCTCCTGCGTATGTAGACAATATTCTTGCTGATCTATTAGGACTATCCATAAGTTTTGTCTTAATAACTTTTTTAGCACCAAATAATTTACCTGTACCTTTAGGTACGCCACCTAGTAACTCTTCTGTAGCACCACCTAAAAATCTACCTATAGCACCTACTGTTGGTGCTTGACCTGTACCAAAAGGACCAAAAGGATCTTCTAAAAATTCTGTAATAAGATTAGACATAAGTTCACGTTTTTCATCTGCAGATTTTGTAAAGTCTTGTGATATATCCATAAATGCTGCAATAGCTTCTCTATCTGTAATGCCAGTAAGTTCAATAAATTTATTAGGACTATCTAATTCTGACATGTAATTTATAAGTTGTTTACCACCAGGATCTTTAGATAGGTAATTAGAAATAGATCTTCCAGACATAAACGGCAATCCCCAACCTTTATTAACTGCACCTATATATTCTTTTTGTGCTTTAGTTAATTTGTCAGGTTCTATTTTTTGTAATTCTTTTACAAGATAATCTGGCACTTTTAATGTTTTTCTACTTTTAGCAAAAGCACCTAATCCTAATGTCATATAGTTTGCAGGATCTAAGAATAATGCTTTACCTGCGTCTAATACACCAGATATAACATTAAATGGTCTGCTGTTTGGTTCTGCAACTTGTAATGCAATAGTTCTACCTAATGATATAGGTGCAGTACCGTATTGACTTGTAATAGTAAAGTTTTCATTACCTTCTTGCATTCTTCTATCTATGTCAGTTATTGGTGTACCTAAATAATTTTGTATAACTTGTTGCGCTCTACCTTGATCAAATCCAGAACGTATCATGTACTGGTACTCATCATAAAATTTAGATTGTGGATTCTCTGGATCAAATACTTCTGACACTGGCAAAAATCCTTCACCTAAATTTACTTTAGAACCTTTGTTAAGTTCTCCTATAAGTTGTTTAACTGTTGACTTACCTGATTGTTTGTATGCTTCTTTAAATGTTAAATTTTCTGCTTTGTCACCAAACGTTGCAGCGATAAAAGAGTTAATAGGTCTATCTACTGTTGTTCTATATAAATCTTCTAAACCTAAAAATCCCAAACGTACACCTGCTTGCAACGGATCAAAAACTTTATCTAATATTGTTTTGCTGTTTGATTGTGCAATCATCTTAGATATATCATTAAGAACTGTTGCTTCTGGTTTAACTTGTAAAGTTGTTAATGCAGTAATAACATCTGGTGAAAAGTTAGGATATGCTTGTGCAATAGAACTTGCACGCATAGCGTCTTCTTTACTTATAGATTGTTTAGCACGTTTATATGTTGCTTGTCTACGTTGTAGTTCTTGATAAAACTCTTGCTCTTGTGCAGGATTATCTCTATGAAATTCTGCCATTAGATATTACGCTGCGTTCTACCTATCTGCCTATCAGAAGCAAATTTTAGTAAACCTAAAAGTTCTGCAGTAGGATTAACTTCTGCCATTGCACGTATTAACATTACGTCATCTGGTTCTAAAAATTGGTCCTCCATTGGTGGACGTGAGTACGCATTTAAATCATCTTCTCCTGGTGCAAATACATCTGCGATACCAGGTGCTACTCCACCTAATTGTTGTGGTTGTGGTTGTGGTGCAGCAAATGTAGTTTGTGGTTGTTCTATGTTGCCTTGTCTAACTTGATCTACAAGTGCAGCTTCTTCTCCTGCTGATTCAGAAACCATACCTCTTACATCTTCTATTGTTGGTGCGGCACCGTCAGTTCTTCTAGCTAATTTACCTGGTCCACTTACTGCAGCAGGTCTTTTAACTCCACCTCTTCTACCACGTTCTCTACTACTGCCATTCGCCATTAAAGTCCTCCTGTTTTCCAAAAAATATAATTAAGCCATTAGGTATGTATTGAACTATCATTCCTTGTGGCATATCAGATATTATTGGTTCATCTTCGTATATTTCATCTTCGTAATCAGCAATTGCTTCTTCTGTTTTTTGCCATACATCAACTAAGCAGTTATTGACAATATCGCTAAATTCATAATCTAATGGTTTAGGCACCTTGCACACCTCCTAAGAGTAATGATCTTATATCTGGTGCAGGACCTTGTGGTACTGGTTGTCCACCGCCCATCATTTGATCAAGTAAGGCAGCTTCACCTTCTGGAACTTCTGGTTCCTCTGCTGTATAAAATTTATCTAGTATTGCTTGCATAGAGTTAGGATTTTTGTAAATCTGTACTAACGCCATTGTTGCTTTAGGATCACCTTGACTTGCTTGTACCTTTAATGTTTCAAACAATGTACGTTCTGCTTCGTCTTTTAATATTCTATCGTTAATCTTTTGTACATTATCAAGTCCGTCCATGTTTTCTTGTAATGTCTCTTTGTCAATTATTCCTGCTTGCAATAACTGTAAACCAGAGACAATCTTTGTTGGCTCATCAAATCCTGCCATAACTCCATACACACGTCTAGTCTTGTACATACCTTGTATGTCTGTGCTAGGTGTATATTGTTCTGCATACGCTGTGCCTTTTAAATAACCTGCTAATGGTTTTTTCTTGTTACCATTTAATACTTCGTCCATCTCTAAACGTTTATAATCTAGTTCTTCCATTGCTGTTTTTAGTGCTAACTGATATTCTTTTACGTTTAGATCAACGGACGATAGTAACTCTTGTAATCCCCTACCTGTAACAAATGAGTTAGGAGATATAGCGTCATCACTAACTGGATAGCTTGATCCAACACGAAGTTGTCGTTCTATCCTGTCTATCTGTTGAAACAACTGATATGGAACATTATTTGGTGGTTTAGCGACTTGTGAACCTGGTGTTAAATAGTTGACTGCAAATCTACCGCGCTTGTAGTTCCCACTCTCTAATTCACCAATAATATTCGTTTCTGTGAATACACTGTCTTCCATAGCAATTATGGACAAGACGTTAATCTTTGCCATAGCTGCCATCAAACCTAGTACATGATCATATTGACCAGATAATCTATCAAAGCTAAATCTTTTAGATATAACAAAACGTGGACCTGATTTAAGAGGATTAGGTGTAAAATCTAATATTTGTTTTGTGTCAGGTAAAAATACGTATGTACCATCTTCATCATAAAACTCTACAAGTTCTGTACCGTCAGCTAAATGATTATCCCAACCTCTTTGGAAACCGTCATGATATTTAAACTTACTATAACCTGATGGGAATTGACTTGACTCATCAACCATAACTTGTGCTTGTGGGTACATGCTTTTAATTACAGCGTTAGGTACAAGTCGTATAAGTGCTAATTCTTTTGGATCTTGGTCTGGTCCGTAATATCCTGGATAACAATCATAAGGATCACGTAGTTCTGCGTGTGGGTACATAATGCCATCTGGTGACATCTTTTGTCTTATAATCCATACACAAAAACCATAACCAGGCAACCATCTAGCTGCTTGTGGTAACTGCATATCCATTTTAGAATTGCTATCTAAGTTACTAACTATACGTTCTAACTTCTCTGCTTTGTTTTTAGCACGTTCACTCTCTGCGTAAGCGTCTACTTTTATGTCTGGCATACGTCCTAGTTTTTGTGCTAAGTGTTCTAAACCTGAATTAATAAGATTAGGTATTGGTAAATCAATGTCGTAATTCTTTGCGCTTTCACCTAACAGTGCAGCAATACCATTGCTACCACCGTTCATGATTGATCTGACTCTATCACGATATTCATAGTGTCCACTATGTTCGTGCATTCCTTTTAGGTCGTCAGTCTTAATTAATAATTCGTCTGGGGTATACACCATTACCAAAAAACCTCGTTGTATTCACTTTGCTTATAATAGCTATACGAAGGAGTATAGTCGCTTTCTGCTTCAG